ATTAATTCCCGCCGTGAACAAGGCAACACACAACTATTTTGTTTTTCTTTTGAATGCTGCCGCGGTGGGTGAACGCCTGCTGCGGCTTTTTTTATGCTAAAACCCGGCAAAATGGAATCTACAAATTCGACAACCAATAAAAGAGAGTTTCTTGAGGCACTCAAACGATGCGCAGGCAACGTGTCCGAAGCAACTAAACACGTTCCTATCCATCGCACTACGCATTACTTGTGGCTCGAATCGGACCCCGAGTACGCCGCCGCCGTGGACGCGATTAAAGAATCGCTAATCGACCGTGCGGAGGGGGTATTGCACGGCCTAATTAGCGAAGGCAACGTCCCGGCCGTGCTATTTTTCCTCAAGACACAGGGCAAAAAACGCGGTTATGTGGAGCGCACCGAAACGGACGTTACCAGCGGGGGGCAACCGATTGTGTTTGAAACTAAAGTAGTCAAGAATCGCCCTCTGCCAACAGATGATTAAGCATAGCCAAACGGCATCTGCCTTGTTCGAGTGGTGCGAAACCCGGGCACATAGTGCAATAAATGCACCTACTGGCAAGGTCCCGGTGTTCATTTTGCAGGGCGGCACATCCTCAGGCAAAACCTATGCGGTATTGCAAACACTATTCGTAATCGCTGCTAAGTACCCGAAGATGGGAGGGGAGCCGACAATTATTAGCGTGGTGGGCCAAGACGTGCCCAACCTTAAACGAGGCGCAATTACGGACGCGACAAACATCGCGGCCACGTTCGCGCCAGTTGTCAAACGATACCACACCACCGAGAAGGCGTTTGAGTTCACCAACGGGGCCCGAATCGAGTTCGTCTCCTACGAAACGCCGCAAGATGCCAAAGCAGGCAAGCGCCACATCCTCTTCGTAAACGAGGCCAACGGCATACGCCACGAAGTTTTTGAACAGCTATTTATCCGCACGAAGGTCGCCGCGTTCGTGGACTACAATGCGGACGCGGAGTTTTGGATTCACCACCGGTATCGACCGGAGGCGATGGAAGCGGGCAACTTCTGCCGCTCGACCTACCTTGACAATCCGTTCCTTTCGCCCGCCGTGGTGGCCAGTATCGAAGCCAAGCGCGGTAACAGCGAATGGTGGCGCGTGTATGGCGAGGGGCGCACGGGCAAATCGGAAGGCGTAATTTACAAGCGTGCCGAGAGCTGGCACCAATTCCCTGACGACGTTCGGCGCTTTGGCTATGGCCTCGACTTCGGATTCAGCGAACCGTTGGCGCTGGTCAAGTGCGGAATAGCAGGCGAACACGTCTATGCCGAAGAAATCGCTTACCAGTCCGGGCTAACTCCCTCAGCACTGGCAGCGGCTCTCCCGGCGTTGGGCGTAGCTAAGGCATCGCCAATCTGGGCAGACGGCGCACGGCCCGAAATTATTATGGAGCTCCGGCGACTCGGCTACAACGTCCGTCCGGCCACCAAAGGGCCCGAATCCGTCCTAAATGGAATCATGGCGCTGAACGATATGCCCATGCGCTTAATCGGTCCAAACCTCACCCGCGAAGCCCGTATGTACAAGTGGGCCACACACGCGGCAACGGGCCAGTTCACCCGCACCCCAGCACCGTCCGATGACCATGCCCTCGACGCACTCCGGTATTGGGGGATCATGAATCTCGGCGCAAAAACCGGAAAAGCGCAAAAAATTATATCTTTGTGAAAACCAAATCCGTTTAAACATGAATCCAAAGCACTTAGACGCAGTAAAGAATTTCAAGACCGCCCTCGATGCCATGGTGGCCGAAAAGGAAGTTACCCCACAAGCGGGGAACATTATGCTCACGCTATTTCGCAAGCACCTGTATCCCTACGCCGCGGCTGCTGGGTTTGGGGGTTCGTTTGACTACGTCGTGAGCAGCGGGCGCCAAATGCGGACTCGTACCGATGTGGAACGTGAGCGGGCCACCGCGTCGCCCCCCGTGGAAAAAAAAAGCGATGTAACACCTGCCCCCGTTGAGCTGGCACACAGCGGCCTTCCCATTGGCTTCCCCGACGATTTGGATTTGCCGGTGTACAACTTGGCTATGATCGCGGAGAAATGCGGCGTCTCGGACTGGGAAAACGTGACCGTGGAACAAGCAGACGCCGTTCGCACGCTGGCAAAGGAAGTCGGTATCTCCGTCGGGCCTGCCTCGAAACCCCTCACCATCGCCCAAAAAATCGTTGCCGCGTATGCAAGTGCTTAAGGCAATCGCGCCAAATGGCGACACACTCACGTTCAACATCCCAACCGAGGCTACAGAGGTCACCGTGGGGCAATTCTTTGAATGCCATATCGCATACCACGCGATGATGGGTGCGCTTCGGCACCAAGCTGAGACGGGCGAGAATTCGCTTGGAGGCGTGCCGCTGGTGGCCTATCTGAATGCGCTGGCCCACAGCCTCCGTCCGTTTATGCTCGGTGTAAACCCCACCGAGGTGACGTTAGCCGGGGAAAGCGAAGAACACGCCGCAACGATGTTGATGGGTGCAGTTGAGGCTATCGCTGGATGCTTTGCACGCCACACGCCGAAGACCCCGGAGAACGTGTTTGAGTTCGACGGGCAACGCTGGTATCTGTGTGAGCAGGCCGTCAACTACAAAAACCAGCGTGGGCCCGGCTTTTCGGTCAAACAGGTGGCCCAATCGCTGCTTTTGGAGGACTATTTCAAGAATTTCTTGGAATTTAAGCTCGCCAAAGACGTTGAGGCGGTTATCGAATCGCGCGATGCTGAGCAAATGAGTGCGATTTACATGACCCCGACGCGCATTTTCCTCGCACAAATGGCGCTGTTTTTGCGCAAATCGCCGGATGAACAACTGCCGCAAACGCAGGAGGCGTTTGACCGCTGGCACGCTGAGCGCATTAAGGAGATTGAGCAACTGCCTTTGGCCGTCGCTATCGATGTGCGCAACTTTTTTTTTCTTACCTCGATGCCCTCGCCAACGACCCCATCTTCCGCAACTGGTTCAAGCCACCAAGGGCCCCCAGCTTCAAAGAAAGTCCCGAGCAAGTCAAAATCCGGCAGTACCGGGAAAGGCACGAAGACGGCAAAGGGAGGGAACTCTCGATTTACGGGCGGCTCTGGAAAACAGGGGCCTTCCGAGACTGGGACGTGATGCTTTGGAGCCCTTTCTTTGACGCTATACAAATCGCAATCGCAACCGAATACCCATGACCATAATCGATATTTACCGGGCCTTTTGCCTTGCCGTTGAGAACTGCCCCGAATCGTTCGAGGCCAACAACTTGCGGCCAAATACCTTTGCCACCGTCAACTTTGCCAGCGAACTGCAGTCGAACAACGGGGGCAAAACGCAGGTGGACGCGGAAGCAGGCACGTTCTTCTCCCGTGCTTACGATGCGTCGGATTACAGCGATAAGCGCTTGGAGCTCCAGCACCCGCTGGTATTGATGGAGGTCACTCAGGGCACGGGCACGGTTTCCCGATACCGTTTGAACTTTAGTTTGTCGGTCCTCGATGTCATCTTGCCGTATGACCTTACCACGCAGGCGAATCCCCGCACGATTGATCAAATCATTGCCGACTGCCTGCAGATAGCTTACAACACGCTAAACGTCGCGAGGGCCACGACAATTAACGGCGTACCGCTTTCGACCTACATCCCCGCATCTACGGCGGTCACGGCGGTGCCGTTGCGGTCCGGATCCGTACAGCGGCACGTTGGGTGCGAGTTGCGGTTTGAAGTCCCGCTCATGGCACCCTGCGATACCTATGGGCTTCCCGCACAAGTTGAGCCCCCGACGTATCCCCCGTGTTGCCGCGAAATCGAGATCCGCAACGATGGGGAGTACATACAGTACCGCTACGTGGGGGAAGTTGACTGGATTGATTTAGTTTCGCTGGCCGAAATTACCGGACCGCAGGGCCCCGAAGGACCGCAGGGCGACCCGGGCACTCCCGGATCGGCGGCCACAATCGCCGTGGGCACCACCACCACCGGAGCGCCGGGCACCAATGCCGCCGTGGTCAACTCTGGCACGTCCTCAGCAGCCGTGTTCGATTTTACCATCCCACGCGGTGACGTTGGTCCGCAGGGGCCGCAGGGTGATCCCGGCCCGACCGTCCCGTTGTGCGATATCCTGACCGTTGGGAATACGGCGTGTTTGGATATAAACATGGACCAAAATGACCTGACCAATGTGGGCAGTATTGACTTCGATACGTCGCCTGCCAACGCGGGGGCCGTCGCTCGCATGCAATGGAACAACACGGACGGGACTTTGGATATCGGCCTGAAAGGCGGCGCGGTGACGTTGCAAATCGGGCAGGAGCAAGTCGCACGCGTGGTGAACAAAACGGGAGCGGATCTTTTGGAAGCGCAATACCGCGCGGTCCGTGTTGACGATGCGCAAGGGCAACGGCTGGCCGTGAAGCTGGCACAAGCTGATACCGCTGCCAATGCAAATGGTACGCTGGGCATCGTGACGGAGACAATCCAAAACAACCAAGAGGGCTTTATTACTTTGACCGGGCAGGTGCGCGAAATCAATACGACGGGCAGTTTGCAGGGCGAGACGTGGGCAGACGGCGACGCGCTTTGGCTTTCCCCGACAACCCCCGGCGGACTAACCAACGTCCGCCCAACGGCTCCGTACTTCAAGGTAGCAATCGGTTACGTCGAATACGCCCACATTAACCACGGCAAAATCTTTGTGCGTGTTGGCGAGGCCCTCGGGTTTGACGACCTGCACAATATGAACCAAACAAACGCCGAAACGGCGGGGCAGGTTATGACCTGGCAGAGCGGGGGATTCGGGCAATTCCAAGACCTGCCAGCGACTCCCGTGCAGCTCAAAAACAGCACGCTACAATCGGTTACGGGTACAACCGCCAACACTATTTTGCAGTCCCTCACCGTGCCCGCTGGGACCTATGCGCCGGGCACGTTGGTGCGCATCTTAGTGCGTGGCGTGAAGGCTGGCACCGCTGGTTCCGCTACATTTCGGTTGTATTACAACACCTCGGTAGCTATCGCCGGAGCCCAACAGTTGATCCTCCAAAACGCGGCCGCTGCGACTACGTTCTTTCAAGTTGAGCGAACTTTGAACGTAATTTCGGCGACCAATACCCAAACATTCGGCGTGGCCAGCACCATTGCATCCGATACGGTACTATCGGCCGTTGCCGTGTCTTCGCTCAACATCGATTGGACGGTGACACAATACTTTTTCACGGCCTGCCAGCTGGCCAACGCCGGGGATACCGTATCTTCGAACTTCATACTATTGACCGAACAATGATCGCAATCCCCCACGGGCCAAACGGCCAACCATTGGAACCCATCGTACCTCCCCGACCGACTTTGTTTGACGGCACGGTCCTGTGGCTTTTTGACGATGAAGCCGAATTTTCGCGCTGGTGGAACGCGATGTATCCACCTATCCCGACACCGCCCGATGAGTTAACCGAACAACCGCCGCACGATGCTTAACGAGTTCATAGACGCACTGCAGGGGGCGCTACAGGGCGCTACACGGGACCTAATTAAGGAACTGGAGGTGCAGGGCCACCGCAACACCGGAGACCTTGCGCAATCGTTTACGGTGGATATACGGCTCGTTGGCAAAACGGTCGTTGGCGAGGTGAAAGGCAATTTTTACCTTGATTACGTCAACCGCCGCACACACCACCAGCGCATAACTGGGGGCCAAATCGCCGGATTGACCAAGTATTTTACCGACAAAGGGCTATCCGGGAAAGAGCTGCAGGGTGCGGTTTGGGGCACGGCGCGCAAACAAGTTGAAGAAGGCAGCCCAACCCGCGCATCGTACCGATTTTCGAGCAATGGACTACGAACCGGAGCGATTGAGCGCACGTTTGGCACAATCGAAAACAATCTATCTACGGAGCTGGGACGTGCATTGTCCGTTACCATCGCCGCGCAATTTACACCCTCTCTTAACCGAGAGTTAAAAACCGTATAAAATGGCCGAACAAGTCGTTTTTTTCAGGGTAGAAGCCGACGGCGTGGCCGACTTGGTGGACCAGTTGGGGCTACTTCGCAAACAGGCGACCGAATTGCAGCGCGATATGCGCAAAGCAACCGATCCGGCGGATTACGTGAAGCTCAACCGAGAGCTCGAAAACAACCGAATCGAGCAAAAAGCGATTACCGCCGCGATCAAGGACAACACCAAGGCTGTTCGGGAACAGACGGGCATGGCGCTTGGCTCCTATCGCCAACTTGATAGTGAGCTGGGGAGGCTCCGGCGGTCGTACAAAGAGCTGGCCGAAGCGGAGCGCAATGGAATAGCGGGCAAACAGACGCTTGACCGCATCGCTCAACTCGATACACAGCTGAAACAAATCGATGCTTCAATGGGACAGTTCCAGCGCAACGTTGGCAACTATCCAGGCTCCAACCTTGGCAAATTCGCAGGTGGAATCGCTGGTCTTGGCGGTCCTATTGGCGGTTTTGTGGGCAATTTGCAGGCTATGCAATCCCCTTTACAGGACATCGCTGGCGGTCTTGGCATGACTGGAACCGCTGGCCTTGCTGCTGCAGGGGGCATCGCTGCCGCCGCCGTGGTAATCGGGAAAGGCGTGGCCAACGCGATGGAGTTCGAGACGGCTTTTGCGCAACTCTCCGCTACCCTCGGTGTGTCCGGCGCTGAGGCCGACGCACTTAAGGAGCGCATCTCCGAACTCGAAACCATCACCCTATCCGGTGGCGCGCAAATCGTTAGCACGTCTTCGCAGATTGCGGATGCGCTCACCGTGGTGGGCTCGGCTGCTCCCCAGCTGCTGAAAAATCAAGACGCTTTGCAAGCGGTCACTAAAGAGGTAATTGTTTT